CCAGCTTACACCTATGCCCGAATATATAAAAAAGAGGATGTTCTTAAAAGACACAAAGACCGATTTAGTTGTGAGATTTCAACCACTATGAATCTCGGGGGTGATGATTGGCCTTTATATTTAGAACCCGACTCTTCAAAAGGTGGTGTTAAAGAAGGCGTTGGATATGTATCTGAGAATACTAAAGGCGTCCGAGTAGATTTAAAACCAGGAGATATGATGGTTTATAAAGGTATGGAGCTAGAACATTGGAGAGACAAGTTTAAAGGCAAGGAATGCATTCAAGCATTTTTACACTATAATAATAAAAAAACTCCGGGAGCTAAAGATAATATGTTCGATAAGCGCCCTCATTTAGGTCTTCCATCTTGGTTTAAACGATGATATAATTCTTAGATGGGGACAGTAGATCCACCACATACCCTACTGTCTCCTTTTAAGGATTATATATGTTATTTGGAGCAGACGCATTCGCCGAGACACCTTTATCAACTTCTCTAGGAACTAGAGCAGAAATGGTTATGACAGCCACGCCAATGACTTTGGCAATTGGTAATGTCAGTATTTCGGCCCATACAATTATTGAAAACGCGGGAAGAAACGCCCTTACTTTATCTAGTACGTTAGCTACTGTTACAGCCAATGTAACTATTTCAGCAACGGCTACTCCACTTGTAATGACTTCAACACTAGCCACAGCTAGTGGTTCAGCAGTCGTTAACATTGCTAACAATGCTTTGACTTTAGGAAGTAATAGTGCTACAGCTACTGGTGGAGCCATTGCAAGTCCAGGAGCGACAGCATTAACTTTAACTACTACAGAAGCTGGGGTTATTGTGTGGAACCCAATTATTCCAGGCCCTACGAATGTTTGGAAAGAAATAAAACCTTACGGAGGAACACCATAATATGGCATCAACTTATTCAGGCGATTTACAATTAGAAATTATTACAACCGGTGAAAAAGCTGGTCTATGGGGAACCATAACAAACAACAATTTAAAAATTTTAGAATTATCATCAACAGGGTATTATACAGTTAGTATAGCCGCAGGAGATTTAACATTAAATTTAGACAATGGTTCTGCTTTAGGTAGTAGTACAGCTACTGGTAAAAATTTAATGATAGAAGTTACTGGAACGTTGGCCGCGAATAGAAGTATTACAATGCCAACTGGAGCTGAAAGAGTTTTTATAGTTAAAGACAGTACTACAAGATCATCAAGTAATTATACTATTGGAGTTAAAAATGTAGGAGGAACTACAGGAACTGTTTATATGCCTGTTGGTTCTACATGTATGTTTTACACTGATGGTACAACTGCAGATTCGATGACACTTGCAGGAATTTTACAAAAAGGATATGTGACTGTTCAAACAGGAACTAATACACCTTATACAGCAGTTAATGGTGATGTAGTTTTTGGAGAAACAGCAAATGGTGGTGGGGGAACAATTGAAGTTGACTTACCTGTGGGTGTTGCTGGTAATACGGTAACAATTATGGATGCATCTACTTCAGGAGGTTTTGCTTCTTTTAATTGTACGGTTGATCCTAATGGAACAGAAAAAATTCAAGGCGGTGTTGCAGGAGCTTCAATTGCACTAGATCAAAATAATCAATCAGTTACATTGATGTATACAAATGCTGATAAAGGTTGGCAAAAAGTATCCAACAATCAATAGGAGGTTTAATTGCTTACGGAAATTAAGTTTGCTCCTGGAATAGACAAACAAGACACAAGTGTGGGTGCGGTAGGACGTTGGGTTGACTCAGACCTAGCGAGATTCAGATATGGTTTACCAGAAAAAATAGGTGGATGGTCTTCTTTAATTACAGATACAATTGTAGGGGTGGCACGAGGACAATATGCTTTTGTCGATAAAGAAGGAAATAGATATGTAGCAATTGGAACTGATAAATTTTTACTTATTTATTTTGAAGGACAACTTTATGATATTACTCCTTGGGTGGATAATAATGCAGGAGCCCAAACTACTTTTACTGGTGCTACTTTATCAACAGATAGTACCACAGTTAAAACTTGTACTATCACAACATCGGGAGCACATAGTTTAAAAGAAGGAGATATAGTAATGTTAGATTCAGTTACTCTTCCAGGAGGAACCGGATTAGTAGCAAGTGATTTTGAAGATAAACTTTTTCAAGTTTTAACTATTCCTTCGAGTACCACATTTACAATTGATTCTTTAAATCAAGCTAGTTCAGCAGTTGGATCAGGAGGAAGTATGACAGTCATGCCTTATGTTCATATTGGTCCTTCAGAACAATCTTATGGATATGGTTTTGGTGTAGGTAACTATGGAGGAACAGTTGCAGGAGCTGAACAAAACAATTTAGATGGGGCGTTAGCTGCCGATGCTCAGGGTAATAATGGATCAGCTACTCAAATTCGTTTAGTTTCTACGACAGGTTTTCCTACAGGTGGAGGAACAGTTGCAATTGAAGATGAATTAATAACTTACACAAGTGTAGTAGGAAATGAATTAGATGGAATTACGAGATCAACAAATGGTACCTCAACTGCCATTCATACTGATGGAACAACAGTTACCGATGCAACTGATTACGCAGGCTGGGGATCAGCGGTAGAGGCTTCTACTGTTCAATTAGAACCAGGACTTTGGTCTTTAAGTAATTGGGGCGATGTCTTAGTTGCAACAGTTGCAAATGGAAAAACTTATACATGGGATGCGTCTGCTTCAGCAAGATTAAGTGTAAGAGCATCTCGAACAACTTTATCTGCAGGCTCAAGCAGTTTCCAAAATTCAAATTATTGGACAGCAACAGGAACTTATACGGCAGGAAATACTTTAGGAGCGCAAGCTAATGAAACTGGAGGAAATCCCACAGCATCAAGATTAACATTAGTATCACCAACTACTCGACACTTAATTCATTTAGGAACAGAAACAACTATCGCCGATACAACAACACAAGATGATATGTTTATTAGATTTTCTAATGCAGAACAAATAAATCAATATACTCCACTAGCTACTAACTCAGCAGGAACTCAAAGACTTCAAGATGGCACAAAGATTATGGGAGCGTTGATCGCAAAGGAAAATATTCTAGTCTGGACAGACAATGCATTATACACAATGAAATTTGTAGGTGCTCCATTTACTTTTGGATTTGAACAAGTAGGAACTAACTGTGGATTGATTGGAAAAAATGCAGCCATTGAAATTGATGGTGTTGCATACTGGATGTCTAATAATGGTTTCTTTGCATTTGATGGTACAGTTAACTCATTACCATGCAGTGTTGAAGATTATGTTTTTGATGACGTTGATACCACTAAAGGTCAACAAGTGTGTGCGGGTTTAAATAATTTATTTACAGAAGTTATTTGGTGGTATCCATCAGCTAATGCTGATTTTAATGATAGATCAGTTGCTTATAATTATGGTGAAGCAAAACAACCTCCTCTAGGTACATGGTATACCAATACTAATACTAATTTTAAAAGAACAACTTGGATTGATACTTTAATTTATCCTCAACCTTATGCGACTGCGTATGATAATTCAGGAACAGGAACTTTTCCAACCGTTGTTGGCGAATCGGGATTAGGTCAAACTACATACTACGCTCACGAATCGGGGACAGATCAAATCAATCCCGATGGATCTACAACAACTTTAGAGTCTTTTATTCAATCCTTTAGTTTTTCTTTACAAGCAGAACAGAGTGAAGTATTTCTAGCTATGAGAAGATTTTTACCTAACTTTAAAGTCTTGACTGGAAATAATGAAGTAACAGTTGCGGTGACAGATTACCCTGCAACCCCTGAAGTAGCTTCTACTTACAGTCCTTTTACAATAACTCCTACTACACAAAAAGTAGATACAAGAGCAAGAGGAAGATACGCAAATTTAAAATTAGCTAGTACTGCAGCTGGACAAAGTTGGAGATTTGGAACTTTTCAAGTAGACATACAACCGGATGGGAGAAGATAATGACAAAGATTGTAGTAAGATTACCAGAACCTAAAAGAGAATACACCGAAGATAATCAAAGACAAATTAACCGATCTATTAGTTTGATTGTAGAACAATTAAATTCTACTTATCTATCTCAATTAAAAGAAGATCAAGAAAGGTTTACGTGGTTTAATGGCTAATATATATAGAAAAGTAAATACAGATTTAATAACAGCTACCGTCAATACAGCTTATACTGTTCCCGATAATTCAAGAGCTCTAGTGAGATCTATTCATGTTTTTAATAATGGAGCTGGCCCTGCTGCTTTAACAGTTACTATTGGAGATTATGCAAGTGGTACAGATTTTATTTATGATAAAAGTGCAACCTTAGCTGCCGATGCGAAAGAAGAATTTATAACAGACATACTTATATTAGAAGAACAAGACACCCTTAAATTTTTATCAGACATAACCGGACCTGATGTAACAATTAGTTTATTAGAAATTAACAGAGAGGATAAATAATGCCGTTTGTAGAACAAGAAGCTGGACAGACTACTGAAACAACAATTGATGGTAGAAAAGTACCAGTTATAAGACCTAAGGTAATAGTAACTTTAACACATAAAGAAACAGG